CTACAGCGCCGTTCAACGCAAGGAGTTGACCAATACCAAGGCAACTGACGATTGGGGGCGCAAGCTGCATGGTAAGGGTCTGTTCCTGTCCACAGTCACAGTTGAGCCTATGAACTTCACCGCCTTGCAATCTGCATGGAATCAATCACAACCCCAAGGAGAAACAGCATGAGCATCGCATTAGAAATCACAGAACTGATAAACCGCATAGCGCCAGCTAAAGACATTGCTGGTGGCTTTATGACCCGCAACGAGATCATTGAACTCATTGACAAGGTTGCCAATACTGCCGTTGCTATCGGCTGGACTCATGGCGAGAGTACGACTAGGAAGCGTCTGGAGAAGAAGATTGAGGTCATGGAACAAGAGATGACCATCATCAAGGAGCAGATGAAAGCCTTGGAACTCGACCTGTTAGTGGCTGAAAGCAAATGAATACCATAGCCAAGTTCATCATTGCCGCTGCCTGTGCAGTGTCTTTGATGTACTTTGATTCCTTAGATAACAAACCAAAGGAGAAGACAAATGTGGGAAACAGTAGTATGGGTAACAGTGATAGGGATTTCAGGGTTCGCATTGGGAATTTGCGTCTGCATAGGATTTGTGTTGTATCTAATAAACAAGGAACCAGACGAGTGAAGTGTCCAGTTTGCGAATGGACTAGAACGCTAGACAACAGATATATGTGCAAGAAGATTGAGAGAGTCATCATTGCAACTCAAATAAAGAAAAGGAAAAATTATGGGATGGAGAGAACTAACCACCAAGTACGTTAGAGATTTACTCAGAGCCAAGACCCCTTTAGAGGTAGCTGAAAAGGAACTGATTGAGGCACGACATTCCAAGATGCAGGGTGAGAGTGCTGTTGAATACGCTCAATCAATCGTTGCGTACAACGAGAAACGCATCTCTAGACTCACCGACTTGATTGCTGAGTTGAAGGGTGAATACTATGACAGATGAAGATGAAGCATTCAATGACATGGAGAAGCAAAGTATGTGGCGTAAACGTGCCGTACAAGCAGCCATCTCAACCAACCCATACAGAGATCAAATCATTGAGGAAGTTGCCAAAGAGATTGAGAAGATGCAGGGCTTTGGTAAGGATACGATTGACTCACTGACTATTTACATCAGGAATATGAAGACATGAAAGAAAAGACAGAGCAGGGTAGGGCTGTTAATTTGCGCCTCACCCAATCAGAATATGCCGAGTATGTGAGGCTTGGTGGAGTTAAGTGGATGCGGATGTTCTTGCAAATGAGTGCAGGGATTCAGAAAGAGATTAAGGAGGGGAAGAAGTGATTAAAGCAAAAAAAATTGATGATGAGTTGTGGATTAAAGCATCAGACCATCAGCAAGCCATCCAAGAAGTATTGGTACAGACGCAAGAGCCTGCCGCTACGCTAGCAGTTCGGGAACACGCTCCTGTGGGCAAGGTTGCCTATGTTTTAGAAGTGAATTTGCCCGTTGGCATTCATAAGCTATATACCAACCCACGACAGCAAACAGAACAAAACTTCTGCTCAAGATGCGGTAAACGTACAGCAGACTTGACCACGATTCACACTTGCACACCACCAAGGGGAGAGGCATGAATAAGCCAAAGAATGTTTTTGATTGGAAAGATGGGACTCCCTCAATCTGGACAAGGGACAAGGAACTAAAGCAATTTGCTGCTGGTCAAGCCTTTGGTAAGAACGCACGAGAGCGTATTGCTTTGACTGAAAAGAAAGATTTTTATATCTATTCAAAAGCTAAACTTGGCAAATGATTCGCAAGATACGAACCTTTTATGGCAAACGTAATGGTCAACGTGGAAACAAAGTAACCACTGTAGATCATGGCGTAGCTTGGTTATGCGAGAAGTGTGGTGAGGTGATCTTGTATGAACACCTCACCCCCAAACACTTCTGTAGGCGGCTTATTAAGCCTGTAAGCCTTGAAGGTATTGAGTCTTCCCCGCAACCTTGACGGCTGTAAGTTCTTGCTTCTTCAAGTTATTAGGGTCATAGGAAACGTGTACCCAACCAGAGTCAGGAATACCCTGTGTGTAGAACTCTAAGATTAATTGGGTGTAGTCCAAGTTATCCATAATCCACTGAGCCAAATCAGCATTGGCAATGCCAGCAATCTCAATATCGGCTGCTTGACCCTTGCAATGGTCTGAAGTCTTAGAGCCGCCAACAGCCGCATTGGACTCAGGGCTACGATAACCTGAGTTCACAGTAACTGATTTGCCAAAGTGGTCACGAACAGGCTGAAGCACCTTGTCGCACAAAGTCTTTAGATTGTCAATGGCTTCATCATCTGGCGTGTTATCAATCCCAAGGCGGGTAGCAGTGTCAGATTTCGTTAGTTCTTTCAAAGAAAAATTGGCTGATAAGTTCATTTCTTTAACCTTTCGTTGTAAAAATTGATGGATTATTGCTGGTGTCTGTCACAAATTGAGGATAGCATTTTACTTGGCGATCATGCCATAACAAGGGGAACATCATGTACAAAATTGATATTGACATTGCAGATTGGGATTTCGGTTCAGATAAAGTGACTGTTGAGACAATGGATTTTGACAAGATCGCTATCATTCAAGAATTCATTCAATTCCAAAAAGACCACGACTGGTGCGTTGATTATGACGTAACAGAAGATTACGAATATCAGTGCGATGAAGAAGCTGACGAAGAAGACGAAGACGAAGAAGCCGAAGAATACGAAATCGGAGAGATCGTAGAAGACGAAGATGGTATTGTGTGGGAACGTGTGGCATAATTTAGGTGCAGTTGACCTTTACAGGGGGGGTCTTAGGACTCCCCTTTTTTTATTCAATGTCGTGTTCTGCTTCTATGTCTTTAGCCAACTGTCTCCAGTCAAGACTGCGCCGATAAAGCGTGTATATACGCTCTTCAGATAGGGGCTCATATCGTCTGTTAAGCCTGTCATTGGCTTGAGCCAAAGCAAGCTGCGTTTCATGCAAGATGTTATGCAGTTCTTTGATCTCTGCTCTGAGATAAGCAACTAGGTCATAGGTCATGGATTTTTCCCCTGAACTCGACCTGACCTTCAGCATACTTCATTATTAACTCAGGAAAAAGCAATCTTCCATTGTGGAACGTGAGTAAGGCAAATCCAGAGCGCCAGTTAGTTGGAGACAGTTCCAAGTAATTTTCAAACTGTATCCCATCTGTATCCGCTAAAGTCCCTGTATCTACACCATAACGAGTGTAAGGTCTATAGTCATTGAAAGGGGTCACTTTAAGGCTATGTAGATGCCCTGTAACCATCGTAACACCAGAGTTAACAGTGTTATTGTGTGTAGCGTGTACACCGCCCTTCCAGCGATGTTTGATGACTACATCATCAGTTGCCCAACAAGCCCAACAAGGATGCCAAGCAGGGAAATGGTCTTTTAGGGAAAACCCCTTAACGTGTTCATATTGAGGTGCATTGGCAGCTAACCTGTTTTCAAACCTTGCATCATGGTTACCAAGTGTCCACACTAGGTTTACATTGTGTCTAGCTTTCTTGGCGGCTTCCTCAATCTCACCCATTGCCAACTCACAGGCTTTTAATTCTTCTACAACTGTTGGTACTGAATCCCACCCAATACGAGGATACGAACTAATACTACTTCCATCAAATATATCTCCATTAGCAATAACAGCCTTTGGCTGAAACTCTTTAATCGCCCAAAGAAGACCCTTGTAAGCAGTGGTATGAATGCTTGGATGAAAATGAGCATCCGAAAAAACCAGTATGCAGCCATTTTCAATCCCCAACATTTTCTTTGCTGGATTTTCTTTAATACTTGGCTGCGTATTATTTTTGGATTTCAGTTGCGTACCATATCTAGCTTCTATGTTATTTTTGCGCCTCAGAATATTACGCAAATCCATGCCAACAGCTTTTGCCATTGCACTACCTGATTCGTGCGTCTTCCAAAGTTCAATAAACTCTTGATCGCTGTAAACAGTTTTGCCCATGACAACTCCAGTGAAGTTGCCCTAAAGTAAACGAAATCAATGACAACAACATGAATCTTAACGTGATTTGTTCAATGTTTCATAAACAGTGTTGTAAGCATCAATGCAAGCATTCAGTTGCCTGATGGCTTTGTCTCCATCGTCTGTGATGGCGACAAGAGATTTAGCAGTCTCTCCGTCAAGTTCGGCACTTGTTTGAACGCTATCTCTGGGCTCAGCGGGGGTATCTGTGGCGGTATGTACGGGGCAGACGGGGGCTTTGACAGGGAGCCGCAACCGCAAAGCACCAGAGTCAATGTCAGCATTACGCTTTTGTTGAGCAAGTTTTGCATCTTGATTTGCCTTTTGAAGTTTGGTGGATTGGGTCTGAACAACAGTTATAAGGGCTTGTTCCTTTACCCTAGCTTCAGCATTAAGGGCAGCAATCTCAAGTTGTTGACGAGCATTCTCATCCTCGCCACCCTTGTAATAACCGCCACCAAAAGCACCAACTACTGCCATCAAGATGCCCAACAGCACCCAAGGATTAAATAAACTCATGGCTTTGGGGGTTCATCAGTATCAGTAGCTTCTGCTTTGGCTGTAGCTGTAGCTATTGCCTTAACACCAGACCTACCAGCTACACCACCTAAAACACCAGTAATGAACACCATGATGGTGCTAATCTGCTGTGTGTACACCTTATCAATAGCCGCCATACTGCCATTCATGGGCTGTTGTACAAAAGAAACAGAGTACAGGAACATACCCATAGAAGCTAACAGAATGCTCACCAATACTACGATAACGAATGCCCATACCCTGACCTCAATCTCATCAGCAGTCAGTCTATTATTAGGTTTATATCCAATAGTTGCCATCACTTCTTCTCCTGTTCGGTTTTAACTAACATCTCTGGGCAAGTGCCAGAAGCGGTACAAATTGGGGGTTTGCATTCAGCATTAGACCAATTTAATGGGTCTTGGCAAGGATAGCGGTAGCGGTCATCACAGCCAGCTAACAACACCAAAAGGATAGATAAGCCCCAAATACAGTAAATGTTCATTTCTGCTTCTCTCTTTCAAGTTCTTTAATGACCTTTTGCACTTTTTCCTGCTGTTGTTTCGCTTCATGCTTGGCTTGCAATACATCCATGTACAACATACCCAAAATAGGCAACAGGAGTATGACAAGAATACAAGCAGCAATCCATCCCACTACGTTCTCCCAATCTTGCTTACCAGACCTATTACCATCCATAGGTATATTAGGAATAGGAAAGCTACCAACAGGTATGCTTGTTTTTCTGCTAGGAGTCGCTCCCTTTCCTTTCGTAGCCATGATTCTGCATCCCGCATCTTCCTTGCTTTTGCTTGCTCCGCAGCAATGATGTCTCTCATGCTGAACACTTCTGAATACAAAGCACCCATCTCAGGTGGAGATTGATAGACCATGCACTCTCTGATCTGAACTACCAACCTCTCCATCTCTTGCTGTGCCAAAACCCTGTTTAGGGCTTCTTCCATCAGGTTCACATCATCAGCAAAGACTACAGTCCTAGCCCTCTCCTCTGACTCTCTGATATGCGCTTCTAACTGTTCCTGTAGCTTAAAAAACTCACTCAGGTTCTTAACTATCTCAGCTTTGACTTGAGTTTCGTCAACAGCAACATAGTCAGACTTTTTAGCCCTTGCCACAGACTTTGCAGTTTCAGGCTTGGGACTACCGCCAAATAGTTTACGCAGAGTACCCCAAAATCCTTTAACCTCTTTGCCAATGGCAATAACTTCATTAGCAGTGTTCCTAATCTCGACAAAAGACTCTTTAGCTTGCTTGTAAAGGTCACAGCCAGCTTGGATATTTTTAACCAAGCCAGCCGCAAGAAGACAAATACTGATTGGATCAATTTCAGTCTCCTATTGGGTCTGTGACTTTGACAACAGATTAAACATCAATGGATAGTCAAGTTCAGGGAATAGACCAGTAACCTTGCCAACTTGTCTTGAGCCTTTACCAGCCAAATAAGCAGCTTCACCAACTAATCTAGGTGAAGATGCGGCTAGATATGACAAACCAGCTGGAGTTGATGAAAACAATGAACCAACAGCACCAGCCGCTGGAAGAGTTCCAACTGCTGTAATCCCTCTAGGAGTTACCTTGCTTAAAGCCTGACCAGCAAGTGCTGGCTTGATGGGTATGCCACCACCAAATTGAGGTGATGTAGCTTCAAGTTGATTGACTAACTTAACTCGTTGTCCATAGTTTGTGCTTGCGTTATCACGCAAGACAGTTTGAAGTTTACGCAGTCCAGCATCAGCAGATGCTTTTTTACCTTGAGACAATGCTCTTTCAATCTCCCGAACTTGCTCTGCTGTATCAGCATAAGCCTTCATTGTGTCTGCATAAGTTGGGGCTTGCTTTTGAATGGTTGACTTTACAGAGTTGTAAATATCCCCAATGATTCCAGTTGAACTTTTTTGATTTATTGGAATATTTGACAAAACATCATCATAGATTTTTTGCTTTAAAGCATCTAATGCTTCAGGCGTATGGAATTCTGCTGGATTTTTTGTTTTCCAATCATCAATAATTTTATTTGCTTTTGTAAGGTATCCAGCAGCATCCTCACTTCTTGCTACTCCTTTAAAGTAAACACGATCATTTGCTTTTTGCAATGCAGAATCAATGTCAGTAAAATTTAAAACAGATTTATCTGCCTTAATGTTAACCATACCAGAGCGATATAAATTCTGTTGCTCTTGGATCATTGCTTGCAAGTTAGATTTTGTATCCTCAAGAACTTGAAGCTGGTCAGCAGTACCACGCAAGTTTTCTGTGAAAGACTTAGCCTTTACACCGCCTTCTTTGCCAGCTTTGTATGCTTCTTCAATAGCCATTGAGCCAGCACCTGTAGTCATTCCTAAAGTTGGAGCAACCGATTTAGATGCCAAGGCTATTGGTGCTGTTGCTATTCTTAAAGGGTCTGTAACCTTTGCGGCTGTTGTTAGAACCTTGGATGCTGTACTTGCTTTAGGAACAAGACCAGCGCCACCAGTAAATACCAATGATGCGTCAGACAAAACGCCAGCAGGGTCAGTAGCTAATGCTCGTTTTGCACTCTCTACACTTCCATATCTGTTAAGCATAAAAGCACCAACTTGTTCAGCAGACTTCTCACCTTTAAGGCGCATTTGCTTTGCTAAGTCAGACTCAAAGAAAGGCTCACCAAGAACCTTTGATGTAGCCCCAACAAATAAAGTTCCAATGTCACTAGCTGTTTTTATAGGGTCTGAAACAGCTTTGAAAACATCAGTTGCCATGTTGTATAAAGAACTTGGGAAGTTTACAACTGCACCAGTCACGACTTCAGTTGTTGACAAAGGCTTTTGATTCTGTGCTGTTTGCACTTGGCTTGGTTGACTTGGTTGGCTTGATGGGGCTAAGCCTTGCTCACGCTCGTAAGCATCAATTTGTGCATCTGTGTACCCTGCCGCTTTAGCGGCTTGACGATTAATGGTTGCCATGCTTTATCTCCTGCCGCCAGTTAAGTTATTTGGGTTTGTATTTACACCTTCAATCACAAAGCTAGACAAAGGTGGTATAGGTTTTAAAGCATCTAGTTGCGCCTTGCTAAAACCACCAACACGCAAAACTTTTTCTAACTTGTCATAGGCTTTAGAGGCTTCCTCTGCTTGTCTCCGCAAGTTCGCTTGAGCTTGAGCAGAGTCCATCCCTTTGGTGACCATTGCTTTGTCAAACTCAGCCTTCTCTGGCGCAGTCAAAGCCGCACCAAACAAATCGTTTCTGACCTTGTTGACATTGTTTTGATAATTTTGCCACCATTGATATAAGGCAACACTTTTCTCATCACTTTGCTTGCCAGCCGCAAAAACTGCAATTTCGCCAATTGCATTAGTTCCATAACCAGCGTATTCTGGCTTAAAGGTGTCATAAAGACCAACAAGTTTGTCAACTCCCGTTGCTCTGTCTGCAAGTTTTGTTGAGTCGCCAAAGTTAACTGGCTTTCCATCTTTAGCTTTTTCAGCCTCACTTCTTGCTTGTTCAATTTTGAGTTGAACCATTTGAACATTCAAATCTCTAAGAACATTGCTTGTGGCTCTTGACTGATCTCTAGCACTCTTATCAGACTCATATCTTTGAGCATCGCTATTTAACTTTGTCAATTTTTCCAGCAATGCATTTTGATCTTCAAAATCAAGATTTACAAAGTTTTTGGAAACTTGGTTAGCGTAAGGCAATATCGTTGGATGAATTGCCTTGCTAGTAATCAATGATTGAATTGCATTGTCAGATGAAACTGTTTGTGCTGGCTGACCTTCTGGCGTAATAAGTTTCCATGTTCCAGATGGAGTTCTTTCAAGTAGTTTTTCACGATTTTTAAGTTCCCTTGTTTCAGGTGCAAACTGCTTAAGAATTGCACGACCAGCAAGAGTTGTTGACAGTTTCTTTTCAATTTCAGGATCACGAGTTCCATCTTCTTTAAAAAGACCTTTAGCAAGGTTTTCAACCTGTTGAGACTCAAGTCCTTTAGATGCTTTAAGACGTTGCTCAATAATGTCAGTACCAATCTTTCCATAACCCAACAAATTGTTGTAAACAGTCTCATCAACAGTGCCATCTTCCTTAACAAGACCTTTAGACAACTCAAGAGCATTGGCTTGTAATCCACGATTCTGCATTCCAATACCACGCTCAAGCAACGCTTGTTCACGCTCAAAGCCACGAGCCTGTGCAACAGCAGATTGTTCTCTCACCTTCATCATCTCATTACGCAACAGGAAAGCAGCTTCTTGATCTCCACCCCGTAATGCGGCTTCAATGGCTTGAGGATAGGTGTCAGGGTTGCTAGGGTCAATCATCCCAATCAATTGCTGACGCTGAGTAATCTTTTGAAGCATAGGGTCTCGACCACCCAAAGCACCGCCAATAGCACCAGCTAATTGTTGACCAGCACTATAGAAGC